AAGTATGCCCCGCAGCTCAAAGTCTCTGTGGCCTACGCGAACAACCGAGAGAAAGCATTCACCACGGGCTCTGACGTTTACATCACGAATCACGATGCTGTGAACTGGTTGGTCAAACAGAAACCATCGTTCTGGAAACCCTTCGAGGGTGGCACGATGATCATTGATGAATCGACGTGCCTGAAACATAACACCAGCCTGCGCTCCAAGAACGCAGCCAAGATCATCAAGCACTTCGAGTGGCGACGGATGATGAGCGGCCTGGCTGACCCCAACGGCATCACAGACATCTGGCATCAGTATTACCTGCTCGACGAAGGTAAGCGCCTGGGCAAGAGCTTCTTCGGCTTTCGCTCGGCAGTCTGCACTCCTGTGCAAGTCGGTCCTATGCCCAACATGGTCAAGTGGGAAGAGAAGGAAGGTGTGGCTAACATCGTCGCGGCGTTAATCAAGGACGTCACCATCAAGCACTTGTTTGAAGAGTGCGTCGACATCCCACCAAACCATGAATACACCAGATCTGTCACTCTTGGAGACAAACATGCCAAGCACTATTGTGAGATGCAAGATGAGATGGTCACGATGGCTAAAGGCAAAGTATTGTCGGCTGTCAATAAAGCTGTGCTAAGAATTAAGCTCCTTCAAGTGGCCAGCGGTGCCTGCTACAACAACGAAGAGTCCGGCTATACACGCTTCGATACGGACCGTTACGAGCTTGTACTGGATTTGGTACAGGAAACGGCCCACAGCGTGGTGTTTTTTCAGTGGGCGCACCAGCGTGATGAACTGGTCAAAGAAGCCGAGAAGCGAGGGCTGAATTTTGCAGTGTTCGACGGCAAGACCACGGACAAGGAACGTGCAGCTATCACTGAGAACTTTCAGAAGGGTGCCTACGACTGCATCTTCGCCCACCCCAAGAGTGCCGCACACGGGCTCACCTGGGTCAAGGGCACGCGCACCATCTGGGCCAGCCCTGTAGATAACCTCGAATGGTATGCCCAGGGCCTCAAGCGCATCTACCGCATTGGCCAGACACAGAAGACCGAGACCATCACAGTTATCGCAGAAGGCACCTACGACGAGCTTGCCTGGGAGCGCCTGACTGGCAAGGTACTGCGTAGCGACGAATTTACACAACGATTGAAGGAATTTCTGGTATGAAGCAGCATGTAATCTTCGACTGCGAAATCATTGGCAAAGACAAGCCGGTTTTCATGGTGGGTATCAAGGTCGTCGAGACCGGTGTCACCAAGGCATTCTGGTACCACAAGCGTGGTCACATGAACGCCTTAGCCAAGATGCTGACAAACCCTGACTACACCTGGGTCGGTTTTAACAGCGAGAATTTCGACCGTCCACTCATCGCACTGGCCATGGACCCACAGTACGACGTACATGGCATCAAGGACCTGGCAACGATCATTATCGAGGACAGGCTGCGCTCATGGCAGACATACAAGCAGTTCAACATCGACTTCATCGAGTACGACCACATCGACCTGTTCGAGGTAGTACCGGGGGTCATGATCAACCTCAAGACATACGCCGGGCGCATCGGCTACAAGACGATGGTCGACCTGCCTTTCCATCACGACACTGACCTGACACCAGCCCAGTGCAAGGTGCTTGAGACGTACTGCCTAAACGACCTGGGTGTCACCGAGGCGCTATTCAAGACACAGCAGACTGAACTGGAACTGCGTGTCGAGATGAGCGCGGAGTACAACATCGACCTGCGCTCCAAGAGCGACGCACAAGTGGCTGAGGCCATACTCAAGAAGCGCGTGGGAATAGGTACAGGTACCAAGGAGATACCTCGCAGCGTCAGTTACAAGGCCCCGGACTTCATCGTGACCGACAGCCCCGTCATCAACGAGCTGGTGGACCTGCTGCAACGGTTTCCGTTTGTGCTCAACCGTGGCAACGGAAGCCCGACAGCACCACAGTTTCTTAATGACGAGGTTGTAGTAGGCAGCGGCGCATACCAGTGCGGCGTGGGTGGCATACACAGCACACACGATAAGTGCATGTACCTCGAAGCTACTGACGACTTGTTGCTCAGTGACTTTGATGTGGCCAGCTACTACCCCAACATCATGCTCAAGGCGGGCCTGGCACCCAAGCTCGGTGGAGACAAGGGCAAGAAGTTCCTTGAAGAATACCGACACATTTATGAAGCGCGCATGGAGGCCAAGCGTGCAGGCAACAAGAAGGTGGCCAACGCGCTCAAGATTTGCCTCAATGGCACGTTTGGGAAATTGGGAAGCATGTTCTGTAGCTTCTACGCACCTGAACTTATGCTTGCAGTGACTCTGACCGGTCAGCTCAACTTGCTATGTGTAATTAACGAACTGACAAAGATCAAAGGTGTCAGTGTCAAATCAGCTAACACCGACGGCATGCTGGTAGCGTATAAACCGAACACGCGCGACAAAGTGCTCAAAGTGTTTGCCAAGAATGCCAAGCGCACCGGCTTTGAGTACGAGGAAACACCGTATGCAAAGTATGCAGCAAAGGACGTAAACAACTTTGTTGCACTAAAGCCAGATGGAAAAGTCAAAACGAAAGGTCTCTACACCTTAAACGACCCCAAGGAGAACCCGCTGTACTTGATGAAGAATCCGACAATGGACGTCTGCACACGCATGGTCATTGACTATATGCGCGAGGGTGTGATTCCCAACGACAGCATCGACAGGTACACAGACATGAAAGACTTTGTGGCTATCCGCAACGTCAAGGGTGGTGGCATTCAGTTCGATGGTTACAAGAAAGTGGACGACTGGGTCGAAACCGAGCCTGGTAACTGGCGCAGGCCCGAGTGGTCATCACTCAAGGCATCTGTCAAACGCAAGTCACGCCCACCACCGGTTGACGTGGGTGTGGGCGGGATACCATTCGGCCGCGTAGCTCGCTGGTACATGACAACGAACGACATGCCTCCACTTAGCTATCTGTCAAACAACTCTCAGGTACCGAAGACCGAAGGTGCTCGCATCTGTATGACACTGCCTGACGAACTGCCCAAGGATTTGAACAAGCAGTGGTACATCGACGAGGCGTATGAAATTCTTGAATCTATAGGAGTCAAAGCAATATAGCTATTTTCAATCGTCTTATTCTAATGAACTCTGATATTATCTCAACCACAAAAGGAAAATCATGGCGGTCACAGCACTTCGTAAACAAACAAAACCGACAGTCGGTCACTTGATCGACTCGTTGCAGAACATTCGTGCTCAAAAGCGCGAGCTGGCAACACGTGAGAAGGAACTCAACGCTGAATACGACGCTGTTGAGAAGCAACTCATGGACATGATGGACGCCGAAGGGCTGGCCAAGTCCACCGGCAAGACAGCCAGTGCGTCAATCACCACCACACGCAATTTCAGTTTCATCAAAGAGGGCGGCTTCGAGGCGTACTTTGCCTACGCAGCCAAACTCAAACGACCCGATCTTGTCCAACGTCGCATCTCGGTACCAGCCGCGCGCGAACTGTGGGACATGAAAGGCACGGTACCTGGTCTCGTACCGTTTGAAGAAAAGAAGATCGGCCTGCGCGATCTTTGAGACTCTAAGCGAATCTTTTCAACACTTTAAGGACATCATGGTTACCAAAGCGACCCCAAAGAAAACTACCGAGACTCTCGACGCTACCAAACCCGTCGGAACGGCCTTGGCCAAAGCGAAAGTAAATCTCCCTGCGAACATTCAAGAGCAGTTTGCTGCGGAAGTGGCTGAACTACAAAAGCGCATTGCAGCACCAAGCGGTGACCGCATCGCAGTAACGCAAGCCCGCACACTCAAGCTCCCCAACGGGCTTGAAGTGGACGAAATCGAATGCGTCATCGTCGACTTCGTTGCTGCGAATTTCTTCTACTCACAGGACTTTGATCGTCAAAACATTGTCCCACCTGACTGTTTTGCCATCGGACTGGAACCTGCGGGTCTCATGCCATCGGACAACAGCCCTGACAAGCAATGTACATCGTGCGCTGGGTGCTGGGCCAACCAGTTCAAGTCAGCTAAGAACGGTCGCGGCAAAGCATGCTCGAACTCACGCATGTTGGCAATCATTCCGCTCGACGCTGATGAAGACACACCCGTCATGATCCTGAAGGTGTCGAGCACGGCCCTGAAGAGCTTCGATGGACACGTGGCCAACGTGGCTACCAAGTATGGTGTGCCTATACGCGGTGTCACAACCAAAGTGACGATGAGCGACGACGAATACGCATCGTTACGTTTCTCGGTCATCGAAAGGCTGTCTCCTAAGGACCCACTGCTCGCCATCGCGCAAAGTCTCAAGGAATCTGCGCTCGTTCGACTGCAAACTGAACCAGACGTCACTGCGGCCAAGGCCGAACCAGCGCCCGCTCGTAGGGCGCCGGCCAAGAAAGCACCTGCACGTCGGTGATTCAGTTGACATATCAACAAAGGTCTGTTGATACACAGTCTAAGTCGAGATGTCAACCGGTAAACCAGCCGTTTAGACAGGTTTGACAGGTCGGAAAGACGGCCATTTCCATTTTTCAAAACAACCAGGAGTTAGTTATCATGGCACGCACAAAATCAGCAGTTCTCTCCCCCGCCGACAAAAAGGCCGCGCTCGCAGTCGCCAAGTCCACAGTCAAGGTCGCCAACGACGCGCTGAGGCTGCAGACCAAAGCACGCGCTACGGCCACCAAAGCCTATGAAAAGGCCGAGCTGGCAGCGGAAAAAGAACTCGCAAAACTGAGCAAAGCTGCAGAAAAAGCTGCGGCCCAGTTGGCTGGCTTGTTGGAGCCCGCAGAAGCCTAATTCAAAAAGGCATTGGGGCGCCCGCAAGGGCGTCCCCGGTGGGTGCTGCGTAAAACACTCACACTCAGTAATCTTTAAGGAGCAATATGCCAGTCGCACAGCCAACCGAACAGTCATGGACTAAAGACACGACACCATGTGAATTGCAAAACATTCGTGATATTCTGGAACAGAGAAAATGTCGTTACGGCGTATTTGCCAATCACGCTGAAATCTCACAGACTCTCAAGAACACGATGCACGAAACACCTGGATGGCTACATTTGAGTGAGAGCCAACGCGAATCTTTGGAAATGATTGCGCACAAGATTGCAAGAATCTTGAACGGTGACCCGACTTACTCCGACAACTGGACAGACATCGCAGGTTACGCCACACTGGTCGAACAAGAGCTCAACGGCGAATTTCTGTGAGCCGCAAGCCGGAGAGTGTTTTCATCACTTCTGTACACAAGCACCTGCCCAAGGACTTGTACAGGATCAAGAACAACAACCCTTTCGCTGGCGGACAACCGGATTGCTGGTACAGCGGCACGAAGGCAGACCTGTGGGTTGAATACAAATTCATCTCACGCATTCCAGCAGCAGGCGTAAAAGCCGAGCTGTCAGAATTGCAACTGGCCTGGCTGCACGACCGGCACAAAGAAGGCCGCAATGTTGCTGTAATTGTCGGATGTAAGGGCGGCGGTGTCATTCTGCGTGATTTGGCGTGGGAAAATAGGATGAATCCCACCGACTTTAATCAGAGGATGCAAAGCCGCACAGCACTGGCAACATGGATACAAAGCGAAACAGGAGCATCAAATGATCAAATCAGAAGCAGAGATATATCAGATACTCGAAGAGCTTCTAAAAGCAGCGGGCACTAACCCTCAGACCTGCGCAGACCTGTTCGACGATCATCGCGTGAAAAAGCTGGCGCCGAACACAAACCGGGTGAGCGATTACCTAGGTCACATGTGGCGCAGAGGACTGATACAACGCTGGTACGCAAGTAAGGATACGTCACAACGCTCACGCTACGCGTACACATGGATGGAGCAAAAGCCGGTAGCTCCTGAACCAGTTGAGAGACTCACCATCGTACCGAAGCTAAAGCCCACGCAAGAGAAGCCAAACGTAACTGTTACCGAAGACGACGGCAGCATCACACTGGACTTCAAAGAGTTCACCATCACGGTGAAAAGAAAATGAAGCCCCCCCCCCTTGAGAAATAGGTAGCCCTGCTACCTTTTTTCAACTCCCCCTTAACTCTAACGACATCTAATGAACATCGAAACAGATGATGTACGAACACGTCCGAAAGGAACCAAATTGTGAAAGCAGGATGGAAAAACGACCCAGCAATGCGGGCGTACTTTGAAATAAAGAAGGCGGTGTGGCGACACAACTGCTCCGCTGCACGAAGTCATGCACAGCAGATTGAGGCTCTCGACGAGGTGGCTGCAGAACTCATGCGCGCAGCCATGGTCGAGGCCAACAAAAACCAGGCACCGAGGCATTAGCTGTGGCAAAGATTGAATGCGCCTTAGCTGAAGTGTGCTGTATCGGCAAAGACAAGCTCAGCACGATGAACCTGGCTAGAGACATCGCTAAACGAATGTCCCGAGTCAGAGAAGTTTCGATAGGGGCGTACAAGTGCCCGCACTGCGGTTTTTATCACGTCGGTAACGACAACAAACGAGGAAAACATTATGAAAAGTCAAGAGCAAGCGGCTAGGTTGGTGCAGCATGAAGTTTATCAATGCGTTAGCTTGTTGGTGTCGGGCCTCGCCCAGATCGCACACCAACTGGACTATCGCACCTTCGGAGACGCGTTCGGAATCGACCAGGACGAATTGATGGACTTGTGCCAGCGCCCTAATTTCGAGGAAGCCGCGAGGCAGTTCATCAAGGATGACGCTGACATCGACGACCTTGAGTCAATCGCTGACAGGTTCGGAAGGTGGGAGGACATCCTTGCATGGAGCAACGTGCCCAAAGTGGTTGCAGTTTCCGAAGACCGCTGGGGCTACACGGGTTGCACCGATACCTTCGACGACGAAGACGAAGCAACAACAGCAGCAATCGAGTCAGTAACCGAGGCTATCCGCAAGCAAGTCCTGGCCATCGTAACAACTCAGGACGAGTACCAAACAATATGCAACGAGCACGGCCTCGATTATGAGTACAACGAGGCGTATGAACACTGGGCAGTCAGCGACTGGCTAGCCAGTAAGTTGGCTGCTGAGGGGGAGATTACAGGTGAAGTCGCTGGTATCACGGTCTGGGGGCGCTGCTGCTCTGGCCAGTCCATCAGCATGGACAGCGTGATTCAGGAGATCGCAACAAGCCTGTGGGGCAACGAATGAAAACCCAAACCTTCATCCTGCCCGCCCATTGGGCGAGCTACTTGATCAACGACGACGGGGATAACGCTGAGATAACGGAAATCAATGATTGGGTGCTCTACAACAACCTCGGCTTCTGCATTGACTGTGGCGAGGTGTCCTGGTTCTCATGGCGCAACGACGGGCCAAACCCGTTCGTTGGCAACGACGTAACGGAATACACATTTGAAGTATTGGAGACCAACCATGCGTAAGCACACAAGTTATACCGAAGAGTTCGAGGGCATCGACTTCCCCATTGATTTCGAGGCTGTCGAAGGAACATTCCTGAAGCAACGTGTCCAAGACAAGGTGGTCATCGCCTACCTTGTACATGACGACAGCTATCGCGACGTCGAAGACCTGATGGGTGATGGTTGCGGAGAACTGATCAGCTTCCACCGGGACAACCGGCGCGAGCACCACAAGGGCTTTGAAGCCCTTGGACTTGACAGCAATGGTGAGCCCGATTTGGACTGGATTAACAGGGTTCACATGGCGATTGCAGACGATCGTTACGTGGCGACCTGTCTCAAGAAGTGCCCTCTTAACGATCTGCTCCTGCGGTTTGGTGAGGGTGGCGACTACGAGCAGCAGCGTACCCCGGTTGAGTCCGATCTTGAGTTCGTTACCAGATGCCTGACAGAGGACTCTGACTACAACGATTGGGGTTGCGTGATATATGACGAGGTGTACAGGGAAGTCCTCACCCGGATGTGGAGCGAACCCGAGTATCACCCCGGCAACCCTGACGCCCAACTGCTGTCAGTCTATTCTCACAGCGGCGAGCACTGGTCGTTATCCGGCCAAGGGATGCAGTGTGAATTTGACACTTGCAACGGTGGCGGTGTTTGGATTCCAGACGACGATCTCACAGAGGAGCTGGCCAAACTTGAACCCAACGAGCGCAGCACCAAGGCTCAAGTCTACGCCCAGAGCTTCCTCGATGAGTTCAACAACATCAGCAGCGGCCAAATCTATGGCTGCGTTGTCCAGACCTATGACGAAGACGGGAACGAGGAGGACACCGACTCTTGCTGGGGTTTCATTGGCTGGAGTCACGCCAAGGACTCACTGAAGTCAGAGTTCTTTGACCCTGCGTGCATGAACCTGCTTGCACAGTACAACGAAGACGTCCGCACTCAGTGCAACCGCCAGATCGAAATGGAGCTTACATGAAATACGTCATCGAGTTCGGTAAGCATGGAGGTGCCCACACGGACAACATTGTCGTGCCGACGCGCTTGCTGGCTGAGAGGCTGGCATCGAGCCTGGTGCAGGTGTTCCAGAACAACGTCCACGCCAGCATGGTTATGGGCCCAGGTGCGACTCGAAACACCTGGAGCAACGACACCCACTTCGTGGCTCTGTCACTACTTGACGGAGTCGATCGTGGCCCTGCATCAGCAACACTTTGGAGATCAAAATGAAGTACGAAACCACAATCCCGTTCGCGGGCTTTTATGAATCTTTACACAACCAAGTCCTGGACGAGGCCCTGGAGCAGATGTTCACTGACCGCGACACCGGCTTCAGCACCAACGAGGACTTGGTAGCCTACGCCAACGACGCTATTGATTGGCACAAGGCGTTCGTTGCCTACGCCAAGGACTACGTGGAGAACTTTGCTCTGCACTTCGGGTTGGAGTTGGAGTTTCAAGACCTTGACTCCCCACGTGAATACAACTTCACCACGGACAGGGTATTTTGCACCATCACCGAAGCCAGCCTCCGCAAGGTCATGAACGCGGTGGACAAGTCAGTGCTGGCAGCCGTGGCCAAGAGACGCCACACGTCATACGACGGCTTCATCAGCTTCTACAACCCTGATGTCTACACATGGGGTCCAGTTCTCGAATGGGACTGCAACCAACTCGGCACCCTGCTGCAGGCGATGGCTGAGGACACCATGGGAGGGGACTTCGATGGCTGGCAGCAGTACGACCTGATGGAGCAATCCAGGTGCAACAGCGGGATTGAGCACATCCTGTGCGTTGCTGGTGGGGTCAAGTTGGAGCGCCTGCTGCGCATCAGGGACTACTTAGAGGACAGGAAACTGCGAATAGAAGAAGGAGAGTGGGTATGAATTTCGACAACGCAAAGTACATCGAGCAGCTCGAAGCTGAGATCGACAGGCTGCGTGCCGTTCTGCGGGACTTGATTCGCCAGATCGAGAGGGAGCTATGAAAGTCACAACGAAGTGGGTGGAGGGGCACAAGGTGCTCTCTTACCAGTATGACGTGAACCGCGACGTAGGGTTCAAGTTTCACTTGCTCTCGGAAGTGGGGGAGCCGTGGCAGGTAGAGGCCAAAGCAAAGCAGCAAGCACTCTTGAAGCCAGGGGAGTGTGTTGTGCAGGTGGAGCTCTCAGCGAAGCCCTGGTATGTGGACGCAATCGAAAAGGAGAAAGTATGAGCTACAAATTTCGTGGTGAGTTCGACTCAAACATCGAGTGGGGCACGACCCCCGACTTCGCTGAAGTTGTAATCAGCGATGAGCTTTACGAGCGCATACCCACTATCGCCAAGAGTCTCAAAGACCTTGGCGTTGACAGCGGGGTAATCCACTACTGCGGGAACTACACATACCTCGCCGGGAATATGGAGGACGACGAGCTGGAGGAGTTCGAGCCGGAATACCGGACAGAAGGCGTTCACATGAAGGTTGATAAATACGGTGGCGTGATGTTCACTTTCCCTTGTCGGCACACCTCGGATGAGGGTTTCATCGGGCCTATGGATTGTGAATCAGGAGAAAAAGTATGACAAACATGAACATGAAAACTGGGATCAGATTCGGCATCGTCGCCGCAAACTCCCTGCATGGGGATGTCATCTGCGAGTTGCAAGCGAACGGTAAGGA